TCGGCGGCGTGACGACGAGGAGCGGCTTTGAGTCGAGGGGGAGCTCGACGTTGCCGAGGGCGAACTCGCCCTTTGCGCCGCCGCCGATCGGCCCGGCGATGACCGTGCCGTTCACGGTGAAGGACGGCGACGTCGCCGCGGCCGCCACGCCATAGGGGTTGATCTCGCCGGCGAACTTCTTCCCGTCGTTGTTGTAGAGCCAGAGCGCCAGGCCGCCGGTGAGGTAGTCCTGGGCGTAGTCGAGCGTCATCTTCCAGGCCGTCGGGCCGGCGGCCTTGAAGGACGTTCCGACGCACAGAGGCTGGAACTCGGTGACGTCGCCGGCCTCGGCCTCGATGACGACCTCGGCGACCTGACAGGCGTAATCGGTGCCGGCGGCGACCTCGCCCATCGCCTTGAGCTTGACGACGTAGGTGCCGTTGATGATCGGCGCGAATGCCACGGCGGATCCTCCTGCTATCGGCTGATTCGGAAGTCGATGCGCGCGGCCATGTACGGCACGCCCGAGAGCGGCTCGACGTCGCCGGCCGCGGTGATCCCGTCGTCGGCGACGCCCGGCACGCCGGCGAGCGCGGTCCGGACGTCCTCGGCGATCGCTTCGAGGAGATCGAGCGGATCCACGATCTCCCGGCCGACCATGATCCAGGCGACGAGCCGGACGATCTTCGAGCCGCCGGCGCGCGGCACAAGAAACGGCCGGCCCTCGGTCGCCTCGACGGCGTACGGCACGCCCGGCGTCAGGACGACGGCCGGCAGGCCGATCGAGCGGACGGCCTGGGCCGCGACATTGACGTCGGACGCGACGCCGGCGCGGATCGCCTCCGCCGCCTCGAGGCGGAGCTCGGTGACGGTCGCCGGCGCGACGTCGGCCGGCTCGATCATGCGATCCCCCAGGACGTCCGGAGGCCGAGGAGGTACTTGTCGAGATCGGGGATCTCCTTCGACATGTACGCCGCGGCCTCGGCCGTCGCGCCGACGATCGCCCAGGGCGCGTCGGGGTTCCGGTAGTACCGGACGGCGACGACGATCGCCGCGGTGTGGATCCCCGGCGGAGGCGGATCCGGGAACGGGCCGAGCTCGGCGCGCCCGCAGACGCCGTCGAGGAAGACGCCGGCGGCCTCGATGGCCGCGGTCGCCCGCGCGTCATCGAGGGCGCCGCCGAGGAACGGCGCGAGATCCGCCGGCGTCGCGTACGGCATCGGACTAGGTGAGGGTGCTCTTGACGATCGCCTTCGGCGCCGTCGTCGCGCCGGTGCCCATCCCCCAGATGGCGATGTTCTGGCCGAGCTTCGCGACGTCCTCGGCCGAGATCGGGAACGGGCCGTCCTCGTGCCACGCCGCGCCCTCGCTGTTGGTGACGAGGTGCGTATTCCCCGGCAGGAACGGCGCCCGGATGATCGGCAGCCCGGAGACGTTGACGGCGAGCGTCGAGGCCTGGGCGGTGCCGGCGATGTTCGCCGTGCCGTAGGCCGACGGCCAGAGGTTCGGCAGGCCGCCGAGACGGGCGAACTCGGTCGGTGAGACGAGATCGACGGTCGCCGGCATGCCGGTGTTGTCCGCGACGATCGCCGACGCGGCGAACAGGAACGCCCGGACCTGGTCGGCCGTGCTGGTCGCCGTCAGGACGAGCGACGAGCCGGCGACGGCGAGAAGCTGCGCCTCGAAGGCCGCCTCGGTCGTGCGCGCGTACGCGATCTCCAGGATCCGGAGGTACGCCTCGCGGTACGACGGCGATGCCCTGCGAATGAGTTGGTACGAGACGTCGGATCCGCCGGCGTAGGTGTCGATCGGCTGCGAGGCCTTGAGGATCTTGACCTTGACCGAGGCGATCTGCGTCTTCTCTGCGGCCTGCTTCGCGACGATCGTGTCGAGGCTCAGGGCCGGATCGAGGTACGGCCAGTCGAGCTCCATGCCCGTCGAGCCGAGGGGCGCAGGGCCGCCGAGGGCGGTGACGGCCGGCCGGGCGAAGCCGAGGATCCCGGCGATCTTCGACACCCAGGCCGGTGGGATGACGCCGGGATTGTCCGTCGTCAACTGGTCGGCGAGGACGCGAACGAGATCCGTCTCGGCATACGCGGCGTCGAAGAACTCGCCGGCCGTCGCGAACCGCGCGAGCGGCGAGACGGGCCGGGCGCCGACCGGATCGACGGCGGCGATCCGCGCGGCGAGCTCCTCGAACGCGGAGCGCGAGAGATCCTCGACGCGATCGACGCGCGCGAGGATCTTCGTGTCGTCGTACGGCACGGGCGTCTCGGTGACGAGCTCGGTCGCCTCGATCATGGTCGGTACCTCCTCCGAACGGACGGCGAGCACGGCCGCGCCTGGATAGGCGCCGCGCTCAAGGATTGCCACGCGCCGGAGATCGACCTCCGTACGCTCGATCTCGCCGTGATGCCCGCGACGCTGCCGGCGCGGCTGGAACGACACCGAGGCGTCGGCGAGGACGCCCTCGGACGCGAGGGTGAGGAGCTCGTCGCCGGCCGGCGTGCCGGCGATCCGGACCGTCAGGTAGGCGCCGTCGGCGCGCTCTTCGAGGCCGCCGGGGATCCCGCGGCCGACGATCGGCATCGCGAGATGACCGCCCAGGGAGACGACGCCGGACTGGACGGTGACGCGCGTCGGATCCACGCCGGCGAACGCGCCGCGGGCGAACGACTCCCGGCCCTCGGGCGTCTCGGCGACGACGCCCCACGGCATGATTCGGAGATCGATGAGCCGCTCCGATTCGGACCGGACGGCGAGCGCGTCGGGCGCCGGCCGCGTCAGGAGCTCGGTCATGCGGAAACCTCCGATCGGATCGGCACCGGCCGCGGGGGCGGCGTCGGCCGCGTGAGCGGCGAGGACGAGATCGACTCGCCGACCGGCCAGCCTTCGAGGGCGCGGACCTCCTCCGGCGCGAGGGCGCCCATCCGGACGTACGCCTCCTCGACGTCGGCCCGCGTCTTGACGTCGGCGACCTGGAGCTCGCGATAGTTGAACCGGACGGCCGTCGTGCTCGGGACGAGATCCGTCCAGGCCTGCTCGATCGGCGCGAGGTACATCGGCCAGAGGGTGTCCCGGTGGAGCTCGTTGAGGGCGGCCTGGGCGTTCGCGTAGAGGACCGTCGAGCCGCTCGTCTCGATGAGCAGGAGCGGACCGGGAATGCCCAGGAGGCGCGCGACCTCGGTCGCGGCGTGAGAGCGCGTCTCGGCGAGTTGCGAGCGTTGCGGATCCGCGCCGGGAAAGTCGAGGCCGACGTCGCCCGAGACGACGCGCACGGGCCGCGGGCCGCCGTCGCCGTTGTACTGGGCGAGGAGATCGGCGGCCTCGTCGGCCGTCAGGCGCGGCACGCTCTTGAGGACGACCTCGGGGATCCCGCCGGACGTGAAGTACGCCGCGGCGAACTCTTCGGCGGCGCCGATGGCGGCGAGCTTCGCGAGGCTCGCCTCGATCGGCGACGTGCCTTCGAGCTCGCCCGGCCGGCGCCCCATCGGGATATGGACGATCTCGACGCGGCCCGACCGGACGTTCGCGTTGAGCTCGCGCTCGCGCCACCGGTAGACGGGCCGCGTCCGGCTGTCGTTCCAGGAGACGTAGACCTCGTCCGGATCCAGGACGTCGAGTTGATCCGGCTGGCCCTCGAAGTCGCGCTCGGTGACGCGCCAGTAGGCGTCGCCCGTCTGCAGCATCGAGTCGATCGTCTGGAACGTGAAGTCGTACGGGCGCCCGATCGACGACGGCCGGGCGACGACGCGCGGCTGCGGATCGAGCGGCGCGCCCTCCCGGTAGGCGACCGGCGAGAGCGTCGCGCCCTGCGAGCAGAGGAGCCATCGAGCTCGGGCGACGGCCGGCAGGGCGAGGGCATCACCCAGGGTGAAGGACGCGGTCCTCGCCTCGATCGCCCGAGCGATCATCCGCTCGACGTTCGAGGGTGCCGGCGGCGAGTCCGGATCCGCTCGTTCGAGGAGGCCGTCGCCGGCCCACCAATTCCGAATCGCGTCGGCAACGCCCATCGGGCGGCGACGATACGCCCGAATCCGTGGATTAGCCAGCCTCAATAGATCGCCGGCTTCTCCGAGGGCGTCGTCGCCCACGCCCACCGGGCGAGCGTCGCGGCTTCGAGCGGCGTGATGTCGCCGCCGCGGCGCGCCCACGCCCAGGCGTCGCCGAGCGGCCGCCGGCGCGCGACGAGGACGGCCTCGTCGAGGACCGGCTGGCCGCGATGGACGAGGCGCCCGGCGATGACGTCGTCGTGGAGGGCGCCGCAGGCTTGTCCGTACGCCCGCGCGCCGATGAGCGTCGGCGCCTCGCGCGTCGCGAGGGCGAGATCGGCGATGAGGGATCCGGCCGGGCCGCCGGGATCGATCGCGATCGTGACGGGCCGCCATCGGGCGCGGAGCTCGGCGACGCGCTCGACGATCCAGTCCGTCCCGTTCCGGGCGTCGATGACCTCGACGGCGATCCGGCCGTCGGCCCGCTTGCCGGCCGCGGCGATCGCGCCGTGCTCGCGCTCTGGATCGACGGCGAGCGCGAAGGCGACCGGCCCGACGATCGTCGCCGAGACGTCGCGGCAGGCCTGCCATGCGGCGATCGGCAGGGCCGGCGTGCCGCCGGGCGACCATCGGTTGAGGTAGGCGCGGGAGAACTCAAGCTCGCCCATCGCTTCGAGATCGGCCCGGACGGTCGCCTCCTCGACGGTCCGGCCGAGGGCCGGCATCGCCGCGCGCCACGTCGCCGGATCCTCGACGGCGGCGTCGTCGGGCGCGGACCACTCGAAGTACGCGATGCCCTGCCGCTCGTTCGCCTCGACGCGCGCCCGGCCGTCCTGGACGCGCTCGCGAAGGAACGTGCTCGTATCGGTGCCGGCCGTCGAGACGATCCAGAGTTGCGCCCGCCGGCGCGTGACCATCGCCGGCCGGAACGCCTGCATGAGACGCTCGTCCGTCTGCGCGAACGCCTCGTCGATCGTCGCGAAGTCGAGCGTCGTGCCATGTCCGGAGCTCTCGCCGGCCGCGGTGATTCCGTGGATCGAGCCGTTCCGCCATCGGATCGACTCGGATCCGTTCGAGCGGCGGATCCGGTAGAGGCGTCGGAGCGGCGTCCGATCGAGGATCTCGACGTGCTCCTCCCACTTCGCCCGCGCGTGATTCCGGTCCTGGGCGCTGTAGACGATCCGGGCGCCGGCGTCGGCGAGGGCGCGATCGACCTGTTCCGCCAGGAGGAGGACCGTCTTGCCGGACTGGCGCGGCACGGTGACGCGGACCTCACGGAACGCCGGCACGCCGCCGGGGAGGAGCTCGCCGGCGACGTTCGCGACGATCGCCTGCCACGGCATGAGCGGCGTGCCGAGGGCCGCAGCGACCTTCGCGACGCGGGCGCCCGCGGTCGGGCGATCAGTCGATCGCGGCGTCGCCCATCGGGGAGGAGGCGAAGGAACGGAGGAGGGCGTCGAGCTCATCGGCGACCGGTGCCGGCTGCGAGGCGCGAACGAGGGCGACGGCGGCGCCCAGGTGCGCCCGGAGGAGCGTAGCGGTCGCGAACGGATCCGCCGACGCCGGGAGATCGTCCAGGGCGCGCCCGGCGACGCGGAGGTTCGCGACGAGGGCGCCGTCCGACGGCGAGATCCGGCCGGCCTTGCGGAGCGCGGCGATCGCGCGCTCGTCGGCCGAACCCACCGGCCCGCGCCGGAGGCGTCCGGCTGGATCCGCCGGCCTCGGCCGCGGCCGGACCGGATCCTCCGCTGACCCTGCCGAATCCGGCCCGTCCGGGCGGGGAGAGAGATTGAACAGGCGGGGTG